TTTTCATTAAAAGGTGAGTTAACACCATTCGGTATAGCTTTTTATATTGCTCCTTATGTCAACGCAACCATTCGGGTTGGCACGCAAAATGAAAAGCTAATTCTATTTGAATCTATGTTAGACCATTTAGGTTATAAAATGATTTCTTCAACTAAGCGTGGATGTCAAGGTCAAACAGAGACAAGGGTAGAACAAGCTTGTCGTAATTGCTCTAATATTAAAAATAGACAAACTAAAGCAAGAGACACGAGCTTGGAAATAATTGAAAATCTCATTCAAGAACAAAATCTTTTAAAAAATAAAATTTTAGTAATTCAATTACCAAAAAAATATTCTATTGATAAGAATTTAACAGGCTTAATCGCAAATCAATTAATGTCTAAATATCAAAAGCCAGTATTACTTTTAAATGAACAAGATGATAATTCTTGGGAAGGTTCTGGTAGAGGTTTAAGTAATTCTAAATTTGATAATTTTAGAGAATTTATTATATCAAGCCATCTTGACGAATTTGCGGAAGGTCATGCTCAAGCCTTTGGATGCGCTTTTACAAATGATAGAATTGATAAGTTTATTGAATATGCTAATGATAATTTAAAGGATTTTGAGTTTATCCCTAGTTATAAAGTTGATTATATTTTTAATCATAATGACATGAATGTTAATGATGTTTTAGAATTAGCCAACTTAAAAACAATTTGGGGTCAAGGAGTAGAAGAACCATTAATTGCGATTGAAAATATTAAAATTAATAATGAAAATTTAAAGTTAATGTCTGAAGATAAAAATCCTACTCTAAAGATTACACTTCCAAATGGGATGAGTTTAATTAAATTCAGGTCGTCTAAAGAAGAATATGAATCTTTATATTCTAATTTAGGTTGTGTAACAATTAATATCGTTGGCAAATGCGAGCGAAATATTTGGAATGGTATTGTAAGTCCGCAAATTATTATAGAAGATTACGAAATTACAGGAAAACAAACATACTATTTTTAAAACACGATAGACCTAATAGAAATATTAGGAGAAAAATTATGAAAAAATATATTATTGTATTCACTTTAACTTTATCTATTTTCTTTCACATAAATCCAAATACTACTTTAATTAAAGCTGATGAACCAATTATATTATCACCAGTTTCAACTTGTGTAGCTGATGTACCGGCTGAAGAATGTGAACCAGTATATTCAACAGAAAAAACTATTCCACATGAATATATTGAAACCGATGATTTAGAAATTTTAACAACAAAAATTTCTTACTATCAGGATAAAAAAGAAATTGCTCATCAAATGGCAGAAATGGCTCGGGCTCTTAGATATGAAGATAATCATTTAATTATTCAATTAGCCAAAAGAGAATGGGAAGAAGCACATGAATTATATACTAAATATACAAATGATTATAATTTCTGGTTAGAAAGAAAAACAGATTATCCAGTAGCAACAGAAATTTGGTTATATTTAAAAAATTTAGGATATAATAATTATGTAATTGCTGGTATTTTAGGAAATATAATGGCTGAAGTTGGAGGTAATACTTTAGATATTCAATATTGGCTATATGGTGGCAAAGTTCATTATGGAATGTGCCAATGGAATACCACATATTATAGTTCTATTGTGGGTGGAAGTTTACAAGAGCAATGTGATTTTTTAAGAGATACTATTGAATATGAAATTAATACTTTTGGGCGCGCTTATCAAAAAGATTTTTCATATGAAAAGTTTTTAGCATTACAAGATGCTCAAGAAGTAGCACTAGCTTTTGCTAAAAGTTATGAACGTTGCAATTCTGCTTATTATTCTGTAAGAAAAACAAATGCTTTAAAAGCATATGAATATTTTGTAAGGGAAGAATAAAATCTTCCCTTTTTGATTTTTATAAAAAAATATGATATAATATATATAGAAATAATAATAAGTGAGGGGTAAATATATTTATGATACAAACTCAAATAAAGCTTGGTGAAGATAATTTCACATGGTTTGAAAATCAATTTGAAGATAAATATAGAATTTCATTATATGAAGTTACAGATATAGTTAAAGCACTTGGTCGTTACGGTCGTATAGACACAATAGAAGATTAGGTGAGAAATTTAGATGCTAGGATTAATGATACTGAAAATAAATTGCTTACATATGACCATATAATGAATACTGTCTATTTAATGGAGGAAAAATTGCTCCGGCCGGTGTTGGAAGCTGAGACCGAGAAACCAAAAGAAAAAAGTGATTTAGAAATTTTTGAGCAAATTGATAAATGGTACGAAAATTTTATAAAGGAGTTTAACTTATGATTACAATAGAGGAAAAAGCATTAGAAAATTTATATAAAGATAGATTAGATTTTGGTTTTGATAGCATTTATTTTAGATATGCTATTCTCTGTGACGAAGTTGCTAGATTAAAAGCAGAGCGTAGTCATGATTATGAACAAGAACATAATCAAGCAGAAACTCAAAAAATGCACTTTTATAATTGTTTAGAACAATTAGTACATGCTCATGTAAATAATAAAGAGGATTAAAAATGATATTAACAAATAAACAAACAGAAGGTTTAACTATTTCTATTAAAAGATATTTTGATAAAGAACCATATACTATAATTTCAGGATATGCTGGTAGTGGTAAAAGTACTTTAATTAAATATATTATTTCAGCTTTACCAGTAGACCCAGTAACTGAAGTTTGTTATATAGCTTTTACTGGTAAAGCAGCTACTGTTCTTAAACAAAAAGGATGCTATAATGCTACTACTGCGCATAAATTACTTTATTATTCTAAACAATTACCAAGTGGAAAGTTTATTCATGAACCACGGAAAAACTTAGAAGATGCTTATAAAGTAATTGTTGTTGATGAAGTATCTATGTTACCTAAGCCTATGTGGGATTTGTTATTAAGTCATAAAATATATGTATTAGCTTGCGGCGACCCCGGCCAGTTACCACCTGTAAATCCAGAAGACAATAATCATGTATTAGATAATCCGCATATTTTTCTTGATGAAATTATGCGGCAAGCGCAAGATAGTGAAATTATTAGACTATCAATGCATGTAAGAGAGGGTAAGCCTTTAAGTAGCTTTCAAGCATTAGGAGAACAAGTAAAATTATTTTCTAAAAATGAAATTTGTACTGGAATGTATGATTGGGCAGACCAAATTCTTTGCGCCACTAATGATACAAGAAATTACATAAATAATTTTATTAGAGAAAAAAAGGGATATGGCCCAGAGCCATGTGTCGGAGATAAGATTATCAGTCTATCTAATCATTGGGAATTCTATTCTGCTAATGGAAATTGGCCACTCACAAATGGCTCTATTGGAACAATAGATTCTTTTTTTAAACAAAATAAATATACATTTAGATATATTAGAACGGCACCAATTGAATATATGATGACTCATATGGATTTTGAAGATGATACTTTTATGAATATTCCAATTGATTATAATTATTTAGTTAATAATACTTCAACATTAACTCCAATTGAAATATATAAAATGAAAAAAAATAAAAATTGTGATTTAGAGCCACCATATGATTTTGCATATGCTTATGCTATTACCTGTCATAAAGCACAAGGTAGTGAATGGAATAAAGTTTTAGTATTTGAAGAAAGATTTCCATTCAATAAAGAAGAACATCAAAAATGGTTATATACAGCAATCACAAGAGCTAAAGATAAATTAGTATTAATAAGGAGTAGTTAATCTATGGATGAAAACGAAACTTCAAAAAACTTAACACAAGCTGCTCGCGATTTAGAAGCAGCCGCTCATTCATTATTAGCTATGGCAAAACAATTAGATAAAGAAAAAGCTGAAATGGATGATTTAAAATTACGAGTTCAAAGAAATGAAGATTTTAGGCGTACATTAGCTTCTGTACTTCAAGAATATACAACTTGATTTTTCATATAAAATATGGTATAATATTTATATGAAAAAATAAAAATGGAGAGTGAATATATATGAACAGTTATTTTAATTGTCATAATCATACAATGTATTCAAATATTCGCTTACTTGATTGTATAAATAGACCTAAAGATTTAATTGATAAAGCAATTGAATTGGGTTTAAACGGTATAGCAATTACAGACCATGAATGTTTATCTGCGCACATGGAAGTAAATCAATATGCTAAGAAATTGAGAGAGACAAATCCAGATTTTACAATTGCACTTGGTAATGAAATTTATTTAACAGATGATAGAAGTAGTGGTCAAAAATATTATCACTTTATTTTAATTGCCAAAGATAAAATTGGTTATATGGCATTAAAAGAATTAAGTTCAATAGCTTGGTATAATTTATATGTTGATAGAAAAATGGAAAGAGTTCCAGTTTTAAAAAAAGAATTATCAACTATTGTTAATAAATATAAAGGACATTTAATAGCTACAACAGCTTGTCTTGGTGGAGAATTATCATCAAATTTATTACAATTTTGTTTAGCTGAAGAAGTTCAAGACATGGAAACAATGAAAGTATATTATTCAAAAATAATTGATTTTATTAATTATTGTCTTGAATTATTTGGTGATGATTTCTATTTAGAATGCGCCCCAGCAACTACAAAAGACCAAGTATTGGTTAATAAAAAATTATACTCTATTTCTCAATCTTTTGGAATTAAATTAGTCGCAGGAACTGATGCTCATTATTATACAAGTCAAGATAGATGGGTTCATAAAGCTTATTTAAATTCTAAAGGTGGAGAACGAGAAGTTGATTCATTTTATGAATTTGCTCGTTTAATGGATTATAATGAAGCTAAAGAATTATTAACATATGCTTATCAAGATGATGATATTTCAGAATGGATTTTAAATAATACAAATGAAATAAAAAATAAAATTGAATTTTATTCAATTGAAAGAAAACAAATTATTCCAAAAGTAAAAGTAAAAGATTATCCTAAAACTTTATCTTATTTTGGTATTAATAATTCATTAAAAGATGAATTAGATACTAATTGGCCGATTATTAAATCACTTTTAATATCTGATGAATCTCAAGAAAGATATTGGATTAATGAATGTCTACAAGAATTAATAAATAAAAATTTATTTAATGAAGAATATATTAATCGTATTGAAATTGAGGCAGATGTAATTAAGTTTATTGGAGAAAAACTTGATGATTGTCTTTTCGCTTATTTCAATACTTTTAAACATTATATTGATTTGTTTTGGGAATGCGGTTCAATTGTTGGACCTGGACGAGGTTCTGCGACCGGTTTTCT